TGACGGTCGCGCCGATCGCGGTCTTGAGGTCTTCTGTGCTGAACATTCTGCTGCTCCTTTCCTTTGCCCTCCTGCTCGTGTATAATGGATCTGGGCCACTGCCCAGGGAGGGGGTGTTGTCTGTGATTGATGTGCAGAAATTCTCTAAAGAGGTTGTCGATGAAGTGAAGGCTCGGTTCCCGGAGCGGTTTTCCGAGGATGCCGAGATCGCCTCGAGCCTTCTCTCGCTGATCGCGGTAGTTGCAGCTACCGCGATTGCGAAGTACGAGAAGGAGAGGAGTTGACGTATTCCCCGACCTCTTTGAGAAGTCTGCCGAGCTGAATAAGCTCGCGCTTTTTGCCCTGTAAGGGGCACCCTCCGCACGGGGCCGTCTGTTCATCGGACGGCCCTTTCTCTTCGGGCGGCTCGCCCGTCAGCCACGTCAGCCAACATTCCCGGCAGCTCACGCCGTCGCAGTGGGCGGGGATAGTTGGCGGACAGGGCGCGGAGATGATATCCGCGATCTCGCCCGCCGTGGCCTCCGGGGCCTTGAGCAGTTCAAGTCCTGTCATGCTGCGCCTCCCGGTACCTCTTCACCGCGTGGTTCATGGTGTAGAGGCAGTTCAACTCCCGGAGCAGCCGATCATACTCCCGCTGCATCGTCTCCCTCGCGTGGCCCGTCAGCTTGCCCATCTGCCCGTCGACGTCGACCGCCATGCGGAACACGTTGCGGTAGATCGTGCAGTCGTTCTCCGGGCACTCGCCGAGAAGCGCCGTCCCGAGCTGGTGGAGCTCCTCCAGCCGATGCGCCGGGATGCGCTCTGTCTCGTGCTGGAAGCCGTTGAACAGCTCGCCGCCGTCCTTGGTGTGTTCGTCCACCTCCCGCGGCAGGTGCCGCAGCCGGGAGAGGTCTTCAAAGCTCACGCCCTCCAGCACCGTCTCCCACGCTGCGCCCGCCTCGGCGATCTGCGCCGCATAGTGCTCGCACTCGTTCTCCTGCAGGATCTGTCCGTCCCGCAGCGCCGCAAGGTAGGCCAGCGCCTCATGCCCGCCAAGCAGGGCGGTCAGGGTGTCCTCAGCGTGCCTCACGCCCTCGATGTGCTCCCGCAGCGCTCGCTCGCTCCGCTCCCGGATGCGTAGGTCTTGTGCCTCCGCGTCCTCGTAGAGCTGTCCCAGCGGGCACTTCGCGCAAATGGCGTCCAGCTCCTCCTGCGTGTGTCCGGCCCGGTTCTTGCACCGTTCGTCGCACACGAACGCCAGCAGCTCTTCGGGGTTGCGCGGCATAGGGCCGTCCAGCCGTCCCGCGCCGAAGGTGTCCGGGTCGGTGATGACCTCGCTATCCGGCAGGAAGCCGATCTGATGCAGCGCCATCTTGAAGCCGTAAAGCTCGTGCGCGGCGGTGCGCGGGTCGGTGTCGGGGTAGTGCTTGCTCTTGACCTGCGTGGCAAGGCGGCGCGTCCAGCCCTCGATCAGGGCGGCGGGCTCCACCGCCTCCTCGGTATAGCTCTCATTCGTTTCCACGGCGGCGGTGTAGGTGGGCGGCTCGTCCGTGATGTCCTCCTCGGACTCCAGCCCCCGTGCCAGCTCCACGGCCACCTCCAGCGTGTCCGCGTCGTCGTACTCCATCGCGCCCCGGTCGATGTCCAGATTGCCCGTGTAGACCTCCGCGTCGATCACGCCGTACTCTCCGAGGGCCGTGCCCTCGTACTCGCGCTTCTCGCGGTCGTTGAACTTGACCACGAGGAAGCCGTTGATCTTCTTGATCTTTCTCATGCTGCCGTCATTCCTTTCTGCCCTGCCATCTTCAGACCGGGTGGGGCAGTTCCCGGTGACGCCCTTCCGGGCGTTTCGGCTTAGTGGTGGGTCGCTTCAAAGTTCTCAATCGCCCAGCGGTTGCCCGTGGCGTACACGGCCCGCCGCGTCCGCTCCTGTGGCGTTTCCCGCCTCGGCATGGCCGCCAGTGCCTCCATCATGCCGCACCTCGGGCAGATGTCCGTCTGGTTGTCCGCTCGCGACAGCGCGGGCGGCTCGTCGTATGCTCGCCCACACAGCGGGCAGATGTGCGGTTGCTCCTTCATGCTGCTGCTCCTTCCTGCAAAGCTCATCCGGCCAGTGGCGGGATGACGCGGATCGTGTCGTGGTACTTGTTCAGAATGATTAGCTCGCCGTTTGCTTTCTGCTTCACGACCAGCCAGTTCTCCGGGGCGAGGCCCGCTTGCCCGAGCCGGATCTTCTGCTTGCGGGTGGGCTTCTTGCCGCGTCTCATGATCTGCCTCCTTTCCTTTTCTCGGCGTTTGTGGTAGAGTAAAAGTGAACGGCGAGGGTCGCTGAGAAATGAGAATCAGAACGACTTCCTCTAAAAGGATCTGCGGTGCGCCAACACCTGCCGATTCCAACCGCGCAAGCTCTCTCGACTTCTTTCGCTATGCTTCGGTTTGTAAACTTTCGAAGCATCGGTGCTGCTCTTGCGGTACTCCCATACGGCGGCGAGGCGTCCGCCGTGTGGTGCTTTGCCCAATTTGTAACGCCGGGAATGAATTGAAGTAAGGGGGGAAGACCCTCGCCGCTCGCTTTTACTCTACCGTTCGCCGATTTGCTATTTCATTTTCGGTCGGGGTGTGCTATGATTTACTTGCTTTATACTTAAATCAGGTTACACCCCTATTATAGTCTCCGTTCGGCTACTTGTCAAGCGGAAAGTCTCTGAAAATCTACTTTTTGACGGGAGGCATTTTATGTCCGAATTAGTTGATAGAATTGAACAGGCCATAAAGGAAAAGGGCAGTAATTTCAAGCGCGTCGAGCGTGAGTGTGGTCTCGGAAATGGTACTATAAAGCGGTGGGGTGAACAGAGCCCCCGCCTCGACAAGCTCGTCCTTGTCTCCGAATATCTACAAATCTCTCTGGACTATCTCGTCTTTGGGCGTAGCTGTTCGGAGACTGCACAGGAGAATGACCGCAATGCGGCTTTCGAGCACCTCAAGCAAGAACAAGGTCTGACCTGCGACGGTTCGCCGTTGGAGGACGAGGAAGCCGATCTGATCGCCATGTATCGCCTCTTGCCGGAGGAGCAACAGGAGGACATTTTTGACCTCGTTCATCTCAAATATCGAAAGCACGTCGAACGGAAAAAAGAGTCTATTTACTGGACGTATCACAACGGCAGCTCCGTAACAAAAAGCGGCACCGCCGAGGACGCTGAAGCCCAAGGTGGAACCGCTTGATTTTTTGCGCTGTTTTGATTTAGTTGTAAATCTGTTTTCTGTAGAATTGAAAAACGCCCGCGCCGCACTCGCAAAACGCCCGAAACCATTGAAAACAGGGCAATTCTACAGCTTTTCGCAGTTTTGACCGAAATGTAGAATTGCTCGCCGCCTGTTTTGGCCCGGTTCGCCGCCCCGCCGCGCACGCCTCGCACGGCCAGCGCACGCCCTAATCCCCACCGATCCGCGCCGAAAAGCCCCGTTTTCCCGAAAATTCGCACGCTCTAACGCTCCGTTAGCACGCTTGCCCCTCTTGCAATCCGCCGCCGCGTCTGCTACAATAGCAGCATGAGCCGCGAAGCTCTCGTCCTCTTGGTCTGCTGCTGTGACTTCCGGGACGGGGCCGAGCGGCTCATACCATCTAAAAGCCTCAGAAATGCCGTTATACGGGCGTTTCCGGGGCTTTTTTGTATTCTGCGTATGTGTGCGCCTCGCCGCGCCGCCGCCGTTGTGCGGCCTCGTGGGCGTGAAAAAAGCGCCGACCGCCGCCGACGCATCCTCATCTCAAGATTGTTGATAATTCGCACCTCCGTCCCGCGCCGAAAGTCGCCGTTTCCCGCGTATTTCAAGGGTTTTCCCGCCGTCTCCCCTCTCATCCCGCCCTATCCCGCATTTCTCAAATATCCTGTCTCCCCACAACTTTTACGATTGACACTTTTTCTGAACTAAACCGAGAAGATGGACGAATACATCCAGCCGTGGCTGTACGCCTCAACCATGGCGACGTAGCTCATTTCTTCCCATGTGTCGCCCTCAATGGGCAATCCATAGGCGCGGCATAGCATGACCGACCATTGGCGGACGGTCACGGGTGCGTCCGGGGAGAAGGTGTCCGCGCCGGTGCCGTTGGTAATGCCATGCTCTACCAGATAGGCGATGCTTTCAGCATAGGGTGCGTCCGGGGCAACATCGGAAAAAGAACTGTCCGCCGCAAACGTTGGAACGGTCATCAGCAGGGGCAGTAGGAATGTCGTGCAAAGTACAGATAGTTTTTTTCGCATAAAGTTCTCCCTTCAAAGTGATAGCCGGTGCTGCTGCACCGGCTATCGGATAAATAAATGTTTCTTTGCGGGGGGCAAACTATAAGGAAATTTATGTCGCTTTCAAGATCCAAGACGTTTACGAAAGATCACCACTTGCTCATGATCTTGCCGTACATCTGGAGCTTTTCCTGATCGTAGCGCTGCACCATCAGCATGACGTGCTCGCCCACCATGAAGTCCGCATCCTCGTGCTGATAGGAGTAGTTGCACATGCAGGTCACGCCATCAGGGAGGTTGCAGAACACGCCGCCGCCATATTTTCCGGAGATCATCGCAAAGCGGCGGGAGCCTACTGGGTGACGCTCCTCCGCACCAAAGAAGGGGTTGACTTCCGTTTCTTTCGCGGAAACAATA